CAACAAAAAGATTGTATTTGGTTGAACAACAAGTAATACAAGGTGGGGCAAATGACCCTTATCAATACAAGAAAACGGGTGACAAAGTTGAATATGCACCAAAAGGAACAGAAAATTGGAAAGTACAAACAAATCCTAAAGGTGTCCAAGCGATAAATAATTTATTTGCCAAATCTGCACCACAAGACACTCCAACACCCACAACAACGACTACAGACGGAACAGGAGCCGGCTCAACAGGAACAACCACAACATCTACAGGCGCAACAGGAGCTGGCTCAACAGGAACAACCACAACATCTACAGGCGCAACAGGGGCAGGGGCGACAGGAACAGGTACGGGCGCAACAGGAGCTGGCGCAACAGGTACTGGTACAGGCGGAAACGAACCAAGCGAAAACCCAAATGAATTACGTGAAAAGATAACAAATAATTGTGGTGAAATATGGAATAGTTATTTAGAAAGATTAAAAAATTATCAAGCACAAATGAAAGGAAAAGCGCTTGACGCTCAAAAAGATATAGCCAAAGAGATGTCAAAAGATGAGAAAAAAACTTTTAATTATTGTCATAAACTTTACAAACCAAAATTATTACCAGACGAAAAAACAAATTATTCTACTTTGGGTTCGAATTTTAAAAAGTTTTTATCGGCCAGTTATAAATTTTTAGCACCTGCAGTTGTGAAAATGATGTCAACAACGGTTGAAAAGGCAGTAGATGCCGGCGGAGAAGCGGTTTTAAAATCTTTAAAAATTGGTGATGACCAAAAAAAACCATCTCCACCTACAGGAGAAAGTAGATACAAAGAAACTGACTTGAATAGATTAATTAAAGAATCTATAAGAAAAAATACAAAACACCTATAAAAAATAACCCCACTTTAAAAGGTGGGGTTATTTATTTTTTAAATAGGCAACCAAAACTCCACCCATTTTTTAGAAAAACTTCAACATCTTCTATTTTAACTCTTTTGTTAACCCCATATCTATTCATCCACTTTCTATTAACACAAGACGGATGTGATGGTCGTTTAATTTTATTAAAAGATTCTTTTAAAATCGCGTTATGTAATTTACTCACATATTTCCCAAAAACCCACCCATTTTCTAAATAAAGATTAAGTTCTTCTGGTTTAACCATTTTGTTTTTAAAGTTTTTGGTCATCCATTTTCTGCCATACACTGAATTATTTTCACCAACACCGGTTCCTTTTCTTATCTCACTTAATTTTTTTTTAGTTTCTTGACTATGAGTTTTTCCTGACCAATTATAAAAATATATTTTTTCTCGTCTACCATCAAGAAATTGTTTTTTATTTGCATTACTTATTTTTTTTGAAAATTCTTTTTTGTATTCATCATCTTGCATTTTTTTTAAAAATTCCTCGTTTCCTGCCTTACTAACTTTCCTCATATGTTTTTTGTCAATAAACCCACCAGAACCCCCCGGTTTAAGATTCATGCATTTCTTTTCTAATAATAAATCTGAATTAACAATTTCAATTTCTCGTTCTTTTAACGATTCTCTGTTAGGTAGAAATTCTAATATTTCCATATTAAAAATTTCTTTTCCGTGTTTATAAATTAAATGTTTGAGTCTTTTCCCACTACCAACATAACCATCTTTTAGATTTTCGGTAGAATGCATACCAATATAGAAATTACCATTTCTAATGTCTGTTGTTTTGTAAATAAAATGATATTTTTTTTGTTTTTGACTCATTTGTACTTCCTTTATAAATAAATATAAAGGAAAGTACAAAAAGTCTACGGTGGAGGCGCGGAGAGTCGAACTCCGGTCCATAACATCCTGTAAGGTAAGAACTACACGTTTAGGTTAATATTTTCTAATATTCCAAAATAGTTGATTTGTTCTTCACCATCGTAAATCAACAACCAATGGTCACCATTCGATTTAGGGTTCAATAGTAATCCACCACAACTACGACTTCTGTTGCTAGGTTATATGTCTGCCGACCCCCCGTTTCCGCGCTTAAATTAAGCTACAGTAACTTCTTCAGTTGCAATTAAACCAACCACTGAAAGGTTATCAAGTACGTTGCCGTATATAAATCGAATCAGTTTTTAAAGAGATTAATTCAGTCCCTACGTGCTCTTATTCTTCAGCCAACATCTGTCAAATCCAAAACCGCCCCCATATTTTTCAAAGAACTATAAAACAAATATAATACAAATATTTATATTTCACAATATATTTATAAATATATGAATAAATTTTCAAAAATTTTTGAAGAAGAGGATGACGATGTTGAATTAACTGACTATCAAAAAATTCTTGCACTTAATAAAAGAAAGATTGACCCTTATTATACTGATTTTGATGGGTGCGATGGTGAAGATTATTCAGACTTTTATGAAGTAGGTTATGATGGTATAACTTTTACTTTCCATGAAGGATTAGAAGACTATCTAAGATTTTTTTTCAAAGAAACTTATGGTGAAGAAGGTAGTGACGGTTGGTATGAAGCGGGATACTTAGATTCTATGCGTAGAGGTTCATGGGAATGGGATTATTGGGATAGAGCAAATGATGATTGGGATGAAGGATATGTGTTAGACGGATTAAAGGGTGAATCATTAAAAGTTTTATATAACATATTAAAAATATATCAACCAAACTTATTAAAAGAATTTGAAGTGGTTAATGACCAAATCGAATGGAAAAAAAATAAAGAGTCAGATAAAATATCAGACTTTATTGAATCTGTCAGTAATAGAACAAAAGATGATTTAATCGAGGCGTATGCATATGCAAGTGAAATGGCAACAGACGCCGCAGTGCCTAAATATATTGATGATATATATTGTAATTGTTTATCTGTTGTTGGAATCGAAAACCAATCAAGTAATTGTTATTGGAAGTATTTTTTAAATTGGGGGGATGCAATTATGTTATTTGTAAGATATGGAACACCTGACGATTGCTTGATGGATATATTATTTAAGGCAATAGAAAAAGAAGTTAGAACACACGTTCCTGAATATTATGAAGTTCAATATGAGGCTTGGGATGCTGATGTTTTTTATAGTGAATTTAATAAAAGAAGTGTAAGAGTTTTGGAAGGATTAGAAGAAGAATTGGAAAGTATGATTGAAGAGGGTGGAGAAGAAAAAATGAAAAAATACTTTCAAATAATTAATATTATAAATGATAAAATTGGATTTAACACATTTAAACAAATACCAGGAGACTATGAAATTAGAATATTAAATGTTGATAAAGATAGTTTGATGGTTAATTATGGTATACGTAAAAGAAGTTCGTGGAATCCACTTAAAAAAGGTTCGGCACCATTAAAATATATTTTAAATATGTTGAATACCGAACCCTTAATACCTTATGTTGATTAATATTTTTTAATTAATCTTTCTTTAATAATTTCATATAAATTTTCTAAATCCTCATCAGGAATAAACATAAAACCATCATCGTAAACATCGGTTAGTGTGATTCCATCTTTTTCCTCATATACGTCAATAGTTTGTAAACGATGATGACTTTCTATTTCTTGTACTTCAAAAATATCTAAATCATCATCAAACCCTTCCGCAAATGAGTTCATGATTGTTGTTGGTGTATAAACTATCGGTTTATATTGATATTCATATTTTTTATGTCCCAACTCCTTAACCATATTTTTTCCTGCTTCAATTGCACATTTCACATCTTCAATCGAAATGAACTCTTGTGGTGAATGCATATTGTAATAACCACAAGACATGTTGATGCAAGATACATCAATTTTTTTCTTCAACTGTGAAATATCAGTATAAGGGTGTGATTGAACTAACATTTCATTTCCAAAAGATTCGGTAATAACTTTTAATGTTTTTGTAAAAAATTCACTATCCCTTTCAAATAAACGAACACCTGAGCAAATCTCGGTAATTAAATGGTTGCCAGGCGCATCGTATTGTGTGATATAACCTACATCTTGCAAAAAATTTTCATCACATTTTGATGAACCATGACAACCTGTTTCTTCACTTACAAATAAACCAATTTTTACTTTGTCTAATTGTTTAAGTAATTCCAAACAAATAAAAATGCCACATTTGTCATCACCTCCAATACCTGTTGGTAAATCATTAACGTCGTATGCTTTCAATACGTCAACAAGAGTATCGTCAAAATTTTTACCAAAAGTGTGCGGTCGTTTTAATTTTTCTTCTTTAACAACAATCTTATCTATTTTGTTATGAACCGTATCGGTGTGGGCGATAAACATGGGATAAAATTCACCTTCTTCTAATGTACCCTTTGTTGCATATATGTTCATCATATTGTCACGATAAAACGTAACACCATTAATTTTTTCCAACTCATCACAAATATATTCTACCATATCTTCTTCTTGATATGTTTTTGATGATACTGAAAGGAGTTCTTTAAATTTTTGTAGGTTCATTATTTTGTTTTTTACAAATATAATAATTTTTTTATTATTTACCAATATTTATAAATTAAAATGAAAAAGATTATAAGATTAACGGAGTCTGATTTGGCCAGAATTGTAAAAATGGTCATCAAAGAAGCAAACGATGACCCAAGAATGTATCATAGATACACGGATGGGGGAAATCCAGGGATTGAAGATTTTTTAAAAAACCCTTTAAATGCTGCAATTGCAAGAGAATTAGAACAACAATTAGAAGATGATGAATATGCAAATATTGATAACCCAACAAATATTGGAAGAGGAACAAGAGTTTTAAAAATTAAATTGAATGGTCGTGAAATGAGTATTGATGACTTTATTGACCAAATCCAAGAAGATGCTGAAGACGGAAAATGTCACACAATAGATGAATATGAATATAAAAATAGATTTTTAGGTAGTACAATCATTACAATTAAAACAGACATTGGTTCTTGTAAAGGAATATCTAAAACACAACAAAATCAAACTAACAATTCTTCATCAAGTAATACCGTTACCCCTAACTACGATTTTGATACTGAAGACGAATTTGGTGATTTAATTAATAAGTATGACTCGAAATCTGCAGACAAACTTAAAACTGATGTGATTAACTCTAAAATCAAAGAAAAAAAATTTCCTGATATAAAAGTAACCGTAAGAAATGTATCAAGGGGTAAGACTGAAATTGTATCTGCCGAATATATTCAAGAATATGAAAATTTTGTAATCTTTTGTGATTTAAATGAACGTAAATATAAAATTAATGATTTGTTAGAGATTAGTTTTATGTTTGATAAAGTTATTAAAGAAGTCGGTGTTAATTCACTTAGTTATAGTGAACATACTTTTTTCTATTTACCTAGTAATGGTGTTCGTAACTTAAAAACGGAGGTTGTTGGTGATAAAACTTTGGTTAAATTTGAATATGAAATAAAAAAAATGTGGAATTTTGGATTTGATGCGTATATAGATGAAGAGCGTGAGGTTATGCAAAATTTTGAAGGACAAGGGTATGGTGTTGACCATAAAAAAAATCCTTACAAAGTATTATTTGCCCAATTTCAGTTTCAAAACTAATAAATAAAATAAATTAGATATTTATATAAAAAATTAAAATTATGAACAGAAAAATTATATTAAGTGAATCTGAAAAGGCTAAAATTCTTTCAATGTACAAAAAAACTATTAACGAGGAACTTACCACACCTGAACAGATTACACCTGAAGTAGATTTGAAAAAAATAAGTAAAATTGCAGACGAGATTGATAAATCTTTCGGTGTTTTTAATGATGATGAGGATGCTTTTGTAAAGGCTATTTGTAAGTGTAAAACATTTTGGGAGCTTTATGCGTTAGATGATGAACTAGAGAGACGTAATAATGGTGCAGGTGGAGGGTTTTTAGAGGCTACTATCAATAATGCAATTACAGATGGTTTTGCATTCTTTGGTAATAGTGATGCTAAAGAAAGAATAAAAATTAAAGACTGTTTGAACAAAGCATCAAACATAGATGAAAAGCGAAATATCGCGACTATTAAAGGTGACAAAATTGAAATTGACTGGTGGGGAAATGATTGATACATATAGTGATATAACCGTGAATTTAAAAAATTAACCCTTAAAAATCAGGGTTTTTTATTTATTTTTTTTAAACAGAGATATTTATAAAATAAACTAAAATTATGAAAAGAATTATTAGATTAAACGAAAGTGATTTGACTCGAATTGTAAGAAGAATCATTAAAGAAACAACAAATGACCCAAGAATGTATCATAGATACACAGATGGCGGTAATCCTGGAATTGAAAAGTTTTTTGAAGACCCAACAAACGATGCGATTGCTAGAGAATTAGAAACTCAATTAGAAAACGATGAATACGCAAATACAGACAATCCTACAAACATAGGACGAGGAACAAGAACTATGAGAATAATTTTCAACGATAGAAAAATGACAGTTGATGATTTTATAGACCAAGTTCAAGAAGATGCCGAAGCAATGACTTGTCACAAAATTGATGAATATGAATACAAAAATAGAGTTGTAGGTAGCACATTAATTACTATTACTACAACTGAGGGTCCTTGTAAAAAGAAACCAAAACCAGTTGAAAATAAAAAATCATGTAAATATGAAAACGTAAACGTCCCATATATTGGTGGCGAGCTTGAAGCTTTTCAAAGATATTGTATAAAAAGTAATGAGTATTATGCTATATACAATGATGGGACGTCGTCAAAGTGTAGCAAAGCCGATGGTAAAATTGGATGTTGTACAAAATCTTGTTATTATAGAACTAAAGTCCCAAGAATTGGAATAGATTAAAAAAAAATTAAAACCCCTTTTTATGAGGGGTTTTTTGTTTTTCGTTTAATTGGTTTTTTTATTTTAACATCAGTTTTCTTATCCTTTTCATTATAGGTTAAAATAAACTTTGAATTTTTTTCTGGATTATCGGTTAAAATCTTTTCTGTAATTGCATCATCTACCCATTTTTGAACTGTTCTTTTTAAAATACGAGCCCCAAATCTTGTGTCCGTCCCTACTTCAATTAAATGTTTTTTTAATGTGTCATCTACTTCTACGGTATATTCTAATTTTTCAATTCTTTCATAGAATTTATTTAACTCTAAATCAACAATCTTTAATAAATCATCTTGGTTCAAATCTTTGAAGTAAACGATGTCGTCAAAACGGTTGATGAACTCAGGTGCAAACTTTTTAAATAATTCTTTTTCCAACAAGGCTTTTATTTCGTCATCTTTTCTTTCAATTTTTGTGCTGGTATTAAACCCAACACCAGTCCCAAAGTCTTGAACAACACGGGTTCCTACATTAGATGTCATAAGAATAATACAATTTTTAAAATTTATTTTTCTTCCGTGTCCATCAGTTAAAAAACCTTCGTCTAATAATTGTAAAAATACGTTAAATATTTCAGGATGAGCCTTTTCAATTTCATCCAATAAAATTACAGAATATGGTTTGTTTTTTATTTTGTTTAAAAATGGTGAACCGTCTTCATAACCAACATAACCTGGTGATGTTCCTGTAAGTTTTGATGTTGCAATTTTATCTGAAAACTCACTCATGTCTAACCTTATAAGTGCATCTTCACTATTAAACATGTGTATAGCCAATTGTTTTGCTAACTCTGTTTTACCAACTCCCGAATTACCAATTAAAAGACCACTAAATATTGGTTTTTTGGGGTCATTTAAACCAACTTTGTTTCTTTGTATCGCTCTTGATATTTTGGCAACAGCTTCATTCTGACCAACAATTTTAGTCGATAAATTGTCATTAAGATTAATTAATTTTTCAGTTTCATCTGTTGTTATTTTATGTATTGGAATTTTAGTCATTAAAGATACAACGTCATATACTACATCTTCAGTTACTTCTTTTTTGAAAAGGTTTCTATTTTTTTCAAAATTTTCTTTTTCTTTTTCTAATTCATGTAGAATTTTTCTTTCCTTATCTCTTAAGTCGGCGGCCTCTTCGTACTTCTGTTTGTTTATTACCTCCATTTTTTTATCCTTAATACCGGCAGCTTCTTTTTTAAGGTTTTCTATCACTTCAGGTAACTTAACTTCAACTTGACTTCTCGCTCCTACTTCATCAATTATATCAAAAGCCTTGTCAGGAAATTCTCTGTCAGTTATATATCTATCGGCTAATTCTACACAAAGTTTTAGAATATCATCCGAGTAAATTACTTTGTGAAAATTTTCATAACGTTCTTTGGATTGATTCAAAATTTGTAAAGTTTCTTCTTTTGAAGAAGGGTCAACAAGTACTTTTTGAAATCTTCTTTCGAGTGCACCATCTTTTTCTATGTTCTTTCTATACTCTTCGAGTGTTGTTGCCCCAATACACTGTAATTCACCTCTTGATAATGCAGGTTTGAATATATTTGAAGCATCCATCGACCCTGAAGCATTTCCTGCACCAATCATTGTGTGAATCTCATCAATAAAAATTATAATATCTGGATTATTATATAATTCTTCCATTATAACTTTCATTCTTTCTTCAAATTGACCTCTGTATTTTGTTCCAGCAACAACTGACGTTAAATCTAATGAAACAATTCTTTTACCCATCAAGTTTTGAGGACAGTTACCCTCAAAAATTTTTTTAGCCAATCCCTCGACAATTGCAGTCTTTCCACAACCAGGTTCTCCTAAAATTATTGGGTTATTTTTTTTTCTTCTTGATAAAATTTGTGCAATTCTATTTATTTCACCCTCCCTTCCAATAACAGGGTCTAGTTTACCTTCTTCTGCGGATTTAATTAAGTCTCTTGAAAAATTATCAAGTACCGGTGTTTTTGAACCACTATCTTGTGATTTTGGTTTTGATTTGTCTGAACTGTCTGCTGAATCAATCATATTTGGTTTTTTTCAAAAAATATAACTAACTTTATTAATAATCAATTACAAAAAAAATATTTGACAACTTGTCTTTTTATTTTTATAATTGTATGACATTTTGTCATGTATTCAGTTTTGGCATAACTTTGGTCAAAAATGGGAAAAAAATAAACTAAAAATAATGTTAAATAAAAATGGGAAAAATTATTGGGATAGACTTAGGAACAACTAATTCTTGCGTAGCAGTAATGGAGGGTCGCGAACCTGTGGTAATCACAAACAGCGAAGGTAAAAGAACAACACCATCAATTGTTGGATTTGTAAAGGATGGTGAAAGAAAAATTGGAGACCCCGCCAAAAGACAGGCGGTTACAAATCCTGACAAAACAATTTACTCCATAAAACGTTTTATGGGTACTACGTTTGACGAAACAAAAAAAGAACATTCAAAAGTACCTTACAAAATTGTTAATAAAAAAAATAGTCCAAAAGTACAAATTGAAGACAAAATTTATTCTCCACAAGAAATTTCAGCGACAATTTTACAAAAAATGAAACAAACCGCAGAAGATTATTTGGGGGTAAAAGTTACAGATGCCGTAATTACAGTACCTGCCTATTTCAACGATGCACAAAGACAAGCAACAAAAGAAGCTGGTGAAATTGCGGGGTTAAATGTTAGACGTATTATCAACGAACCAACCGCAGCGGCTTTGGCATATGGGTTAGATAAAATGTCAAAAGATATGAAAATTGTAGTTTTTGACTGTGGCGGTGGAACTCACGACGTATCAGTTCTTGAGTTAGGTGACGGAGTATTTGAAGTATTGTCGACTGATGGAGATACACACTTAGGAGGTGACGATTTTGACCAAGTGTTAATTGATTATCTTGTAAGTGAATTTAAAAATGACACAGGAATTGATGTGACAAAAGACCCAATTGCAATTCAAAGATTAAAAGAATCGGCAGAAAAAGCTAAAATTGAGTTATCATCATCTCCTTCGACTGAGGTTAATTTACCTTATTTAACCGCAGATGCGACAGGGCCAAAACACTTGGTTTTAAAAATTACAAAATCTAAGTTTGACCAATTAACCGAAGACTTGGTAAAAAGAACAATCAAACCTTGTGAATCAGCCCTTAAAAATGCGGGATTAAATCCATCAGACATTGATGAAATTATTTTGGTTGGAGGGTCTACAAGAATCCCTGCAATTCAAGAGGCCGTTAAAAAGTTTTTTGGAAAAGACCCGTCTAAAGGGGTTAATCCTGATGAGGTTGTTGCTTTGGGTGCTGCAATTCAAGGTGGTGTTATTGGTGGGGATGTTACAGATGTATTACTATTAGATGTTACACCACTTTCATTGGGTATAGAAACGATGGGTGGAGTGTTTACTAAGTTAATAAGTGCAAACACAACAATACCGACCAAAAAATCAGAAACATTTTCAACCGCAGTCGATAATCAACCATCCGTTGAAATTCATGTCTTACAAGGTGAAAGAAGTATGGCAAAAGATAATAAAACAATTGGGAGATTTCATCTTGATGGGTTACCTCCATCGATGAGAGGCGTACCACAAATCGAAGTTACTTTTGATATTGATGTAAATGGGATTATTAATGTTTCTGCATTAGATAAAGCAACAAACAAACAACAATCAATTAGAATCGAATCCTCCTCGGGTTTATCAAAAGATGAAATTGAAAAAATGAAAATGGAAGCAGAACAAAATGCCGAAATGGATAAAAAAATGAAAGAAGATGCCGATACATTTAATTCCGCAGATTCTTTACTGTTTCAAGTAAACAAATCGTTAGAAGATTTGAAAGACAATATCAGTGAAGAGGAAAAAAATTCGGTAAATAATAAGGTTGAAAAACTTCGTGAAGCGTACAATAATAAAAACGTAGATGATGTTAAAATTTTTATGGAAGAAGTTAATCAAGAATTTCAAAAAATTAGTGAAAAACTTTATAACAACGCACAAGACACTTCACAGGACGAGGTCACAAATGTTGACTTCGAAGAAGTTAAATAAATTACCTTACAAAATAAAGAAATCCACCTTAGAGGTGGATTTTTTTTTGTTGACAATAGTTATAATTGGTTTAAATTACAATAAAAAAAATAACAAAAATGGCAATTACAAAAACTGATATAGTAGGGACAAAAATTATTTGTCAAATTGATTCTTCTAATTTAGTGATGTCTGAATATGACTCAGAAACACAAAAATTAATAACAACTTTTAAAAACGGAGCGGTATACGAATACGAAGAAGTCCCACATAAGATTTTTGCTCAGTTTAGATTATCAGAATCCCAAGGTAAATTTTTTAACCAAAACATTTCTAAACATTTCCCATATAAAAAAGTTGAAACTTAAATACTAAACTATTTATTAGTATAAAGTTAAAAAAATGACTAATAAAAATAGTATAATTCAAAGTTTAAAACTTAGAGACGAGTTGAATCCTGAAGTTTGGGATAAAAACCAAAAAGGAAATTATACTTTAAAATCCGAAATACAAAAAAAACTACTTAAAGTTGCAGAAATTTTTTTGGACTATGTTGATATTGACATTTTTGTTCAAGACATAGTTTTAATAGGTTCATTGACAGGTTATAATTGGTCAGATTTTTCAGATTTTGATTTACATATCATGTATGATTTTAATGATGCTGGAGATAATAAAGATTTATATAAAGAATTATTTTATTTAAAGAAAACAGTTTTTAATGCAAAACATGAAATTAGAATCAAAGGGTTCGAAGTTGAAGTTTTTATTCAAGATTCAAACGAAAAAGAAAAAAGCGTTGGCTCATATTCTATAATGAACAGAAAATGGATAAGATTTCCTGAAAAAGAAAAATTTGAAGTAGATGAAAAGAAAATATTAGAAAAGGCAAATCAGTGGATGGACATCATAGATGGAGTATTAGAAAACGCCGAAGAGTTAGATTTAGATGAAGCTCTTAGACTTGTAAAAAAATACAAAAACAAATTAAAAAAATATAGAACCTGTGGACTACAAAAAGGGGGAGAACTTTCTTATGAAAATTTAGTGTTTAAATATCTTCGTAGGTCGGGTTATTTGTCCAAGTTAGAAAATTTTAAAAACAAAGTTGCCAATAAAAAACTATCGTTGGAACATGAAATTTTCAATTAAATTGTAAAATACAAAGTAATAATATATTTATATAAAAAAAACTATGGCAACAACTGCTTGTACATCTACAATTTATACTTATGTGATACCTGCAAGTTCAACAGGAGGTACTGCAACAATTACACCACCTAAACCAATTTGGACAGATGCAACAGGTGTAAATGACATACAATGTGGTGCTGTTACACTAGGTGGATTTAATGGATTAAACAATTAAATAATAAAAAAATGGGAGATTTAAAACCAATAGGGAGTGAAAAATTAGAAGGAGTTAGCAAACTTAAAAGAATAATGGAGATTGCTAGATATAAAGAAAGTACTAACCTTAATAATATTGAACTTTCAACGAGTGATTATAAAATATCATTACCTGACGGTTATACTTATGAAATCGTTAAGGAAAAGTTGGGTTATACTTTGAAAAAAGGAATTAACGAAAACTACATGGATTACATATCGCCTATGAAAAGTAGAAAGTTTTATAGGTCATATTCTGAGGCACTAAAGAAATTAAATTTGATTGTTTCTGAAGTCAATAGGAGTGTAGGAAATGATTATGAAATACCTTTAATTGGAGAGCAAGACTCCCCAAAAAAAAAATTCGTTTTAAAACAAACTAAAACAAATCCAACAACTCCTGAATCCCCGACGATGGGAGCGGAAGAAATGCCACCTCCACCACCGGCACCTGAAATGGGTGCGGAAGAAATGCCACCGGCACCTGAAATGGGGGCAGAGGGAATGCCACCGGCACCTGAAATGGGGGCAGAGGGAATGCCACCAGCACCTGAAGAAGGAACTGAAGGAATGCCACCATCACCTGAAATGGGAGGTGCTCCTATGGAAGAACCCCCAATGCCAGAAATGGGAGGTGAAGAACCACCAATGCCAGAAATGGGAGGTGAAGAACCAATGATGGGTGGTGAAGAAGAAGGCGAAGAACCATCTTCAATTAAAGTTATACAAAAGTTAACTGGAAAATTAGCTCAAAAAATTAGAGCTTTAGAAAAAGACCAAGGACTTGATTCTCAAGACAAAAAATATGTTTTAAATTCACTAATATCCGCAATAAAACCTGAAACATTAGATGATGACGATAAAGAAGATATTATTGATAAAATTGAGGCTTTTGACGAATATGGTGGTGAAGGTGAAGGTGATTTAAATTTTGATGATGAAAATATGTCAGACATGGGAGGTATGATGGGCAATGAAGAAGGTGTACCACCATCACCTGAAATGGGTGCAGAAGGAATGCCACCAGCACCTGAAGAAGGAATGCCACAAGAACCTGTAGAGGGATACCAAAATATTATGGATTCTATTTTTACTGAATCTCGAGTAGAAAATGTTTTAAGTAAGTATTTCAAAATCAAACCAAATGAAAAACCAATCTTAGAACACAAAAAGAAAGTAGATTATTTGAAACAAAAATTAAATATTGTTGAGCAAAAAAAAGACTATAGACGTATGTCTGAAACTCAAAAACAAACCAACACTTGTGATTTATTATTTGAACAATATAAAAACATAAATTTTGTTGGGAAAACAAATAAAAACAACTTAGTATTTCAAATTGGAAATAAACAAATTAAAGTTACGCCACACGGCAGAGTAATATGAGATTAGTTTACGTAAATAGTATGGGTCCTAATTTTAGAGGAGATAATATTTACGAATTTATTTTTTCGGATTTGGATGATGTTTATGGTGAAGAATGGGATAGTGAAATTTCAGGAGGCAAACCAACACCACCGATGGTTGAGTTTATTAAAAAAGTTGGAATATTAAAAAACTCAGAAATAGAGTTAGATTTAATTCAAAATTCTGATTTTTTTGGAATGTATGATGCAGTCGATGGAGTAATTGCTTTAGGTTGGGAAAAAAATTTTAGTAATGAAAAAGTTCGTTTAGTATTTCATTACGGTAATACTTTAGAAGAAGTTGAGAATAAATTATACGAAAGAGATATCGTATTAAAATGGGAAAAAAATTTAATAAATAATGAAACATATTGATTATAGAATAGAAAGATTGTTACATGAAGGTTTCTCGATGGGAACATTAGAAAGATTTTCGTCTAAACAAATTCAAGTACTTTATGAAAAAGTAAAAAAAGACAGTAAAAAAGAAGTAAAAGAACAACCAAAACCTATCGAAAAAACTGTAACATCTAAAGTTATTGAATTACCAACAGGGGCAAAAACAGCACTTGCTGGCTCAACAATAACTAATCAAGGAGGTAAAACTGTAATCACCACAACACCAACTGAAAGTGAGTTTAAGGAAAGTGAAGAAGAAGATGTTGATGATGTTAATAAGGGTGAAGACGACCAAGACCCTGTTCAAAAACAAGGACCTGATGGAATGCCAACAGAAGGATATTTACAAGAAAAATCAGTATCAAAACAACAACAAAAAATCATGGGTCTCGCTCTTTCAGTGAAAAAAGGAGATACCCCAAAATCCAAAGTGTCAAAAAATGTTCAAAAAATGGCAAAAGAAATGAGTAAAAAAGACTTGGAGGATTTTGCTAGAACAAAACACAAAGGATTACCACAGAAAGTTGAAGAAGATGATATGAAAAAAATTGAGGAAAACATTTTAAGATTAGTTCAAAATCACATACCACCACACGCAACAAAAAGAGAATTAATTAATTACATAAGTAAAAAAAGATAATGAATGTCTTTATCAAAAGAACAAATATTATTAGAGTATGCCAAATGCGTAAATGACACTCCTTACGCGCTAAAAACATATTTACAAACTTACGACAATACTCAATCAAAATACGTCCCATTAGAATTATTTAATGACCAAGTAACGTTAGTACAAGATTATGACACGGCAGAAGAAAATATTGCTTTAAAATATCGACAAGCGGGGGTTTCAACGGTAACATCCGCATGGGCTTCAAAAAGATTAGTTTTTGCAAAAAAATCAAAACCTGAAAAAATTCTAATTATTGCAAACAAATTGGACACCGCAGTCGAAATGGCAAATAAAGTTCGTTCATTTGTTGAGCAGTGGCCGAATTGGTTAGGTGTAACATTTTCATCAGAAAAAAACGCGGCAAGACATTTTAAATTAAGTAATGGGTGTGAAGTAAAAGCTGTTGCAACATCAAAAGATGCTTTACGTGGATATACCCCTACCATTCTTATTTTTGATGAGGCAGCTTATATCGATGCTGATGAAGATTTTTGGTCAGCGTGTATGGCGTCTTTATCCACAGGGGGTAAAGTAATTGTTATTTCAACACCCAACGGGTTTGACCCAATTTACTACTCAATTTATGCTCAGGCGATAAAAGGAATGAATGACTTCAAAATTACTGAGATGTTTTGGTTTAGAGACCCAAGGTATTCTAAAGATTTAAAGTTAATTAAATGTGATGACATAATTCATTACATGTTGAATAGAGCCGATTATAAAGATGATGAAATAACATTAGATTACTCAAATATAAAAGTTTTTGACAGAGATTTTGAAGAAATTAAAGACAAATTAAATAAGGGGTATAAGGCGTATTCTTCTTGGTTTGAGGCTATGTCAAAAAAGTTAAAGTTTGACAAACGTAAAATATCACAAGAATTAGAGTGTAACTTTTTGGGTTCGGGGGATAACGTAATTCCTCCTGAAACTATGAAAAAAATAAAAGAAGACTTTATAAAAGAACCTGTAAACAAATTTATGGGTGGTGTTCTTTGGCAATGGAAAGAACCTGTAGTTGGTCATAGATATATTATGGGTATGGACGTTTCAAGAGGTGATAGTGAAGACTTTACAACTTTTATTATAATTGACTTTGATGAAAGGGAACAAGTTTTAGAATACATTGCAAAAGTTCCACCTGATATTGTTGCCGAAATTGCATTCAAATGGGCAACTATGTATAATGCGTTTATTGTGACGGATATCACGGGTGGAATGGGTGTTGCCACTTCCAGAAAACTTCAAGAACTTGGATATAAAAATCTATATGTAGATGGAATAAACCCCGCCGATAAATGGAAATGGGACCCAAAACAAAACGATAAAATACCTGGAATTAATTTTAACTCAAAAAGAGTTTTAATAGTACAATCCTTTGAAGAGGCTTTAAGGTTTGGGTTTGCAGTTCGGTCACAAAGATTATTTAACGAACTTAATACTTTTGTTTATGTAAATGGTAGACCAGACCACCAAAAAGGACAACATGATGATTTGATTATGGCAATGGCTATGGCAATTTATGTTGGTGAATCTTCATTTTCTAAGTTAGAAAAGGCGACAGAACAAGCAAAAGCCATGATTGAGTCATGGACAATGGATTCACGGGAATTTAAAGATTCAAGTAGTAATTTCAACCCAGCATTACCTGTAAATACTATGAATAACCCTTCTATGAAAAACTATCAATCAACTAGAGATGATTATCAAAAATATTCTTGGTTATTTGGAGGGGCAAGAGTTTAATTTAATTTCTTAATAATTATAATATAAAGAAAAGTATCGATGGAACAACAAAAATTAACCGTTTGGCAAAGATTGGGTAAAGTTTTTGGACCAACAGCTCAATTGGACCAACAATCCCCTGTTTTTAAGTTTGATAAAAAAGAATTACTTAAAACAACTGATAAATCTCAATACGAAAAAGAAAAGTTACAAGCTCAACAAACAATGTTCATTGGTCAACAATGGCAAAAAGTTGAATCGAATTTGTACACTCAAGCCGTTTATTATGAACCAACAAGAATGGCATCATATTACGATTATGAGTCTATGGAATACACTCCTGAAATTTCTGCGGCTTTGGACATTTATGCTGAAGAATCAACAACACCGGATAAAGAAGGTCACATGTTACAAATTTATTCAGAGTCAAAAAGAATAAAACAAGTATTAACAGACTTATTTAATAATAGGTTAGATATAAATACAAACTTACCGATGTGGACAAGAAATACTTGTAAGTTTGGTGACAACTTTGTTTATTTAAAATTAGACCCTGAGAAGGGTATTGTTGGTTGTCAGCAATTACCAAATATTCAAATTGAAAGATTAGAAAAAGGAATGAGATTTCAACCTGACAAGTATTCACAAGAAATGGAAAACGACGCTCTCAAGTTTACGTGGAAAGAAAAAAATATGGAGTTTAATGTTTGGGAAATAGGTCATTTTAGAATTTTGGGAGACGATAGAAAGTTACCTTATGGTACTTCTATGTTAGAAAAGGCTAGACGTATTTGGAAACAACTTTTGTTATCTGAAGATGCTATGTTAATATATCGAGTTTCTAGAGCACCTGAAAGAAGAGTGTTTAAAGTTTTTGTGGGTAATATGGACGATAAAGATGTTGACCCATATGTACAGAGAGTTGCTAGTAAATTTAAAAGAGACCAAATCGCTGACCCAAAAACTGGAAATGTCGATATGAGATATAATCAATTGGCGGTAGACCAAGATTTCTTCATACCCGTTCGTGATGCTACAGCAACTAATCCAATTGAAACACTACCTGGTGGTACAAACTTGGCTGAGATAGCAGACATTGAGTATATCCAAAAGAAACTTGTAACCGCCTTAAGAATACCTAAAGCATATTTAGGTTTTGAAGAGGCTGTTGGTGACGGAAAAAACTTATCTTTATTGGATATTAGATTTGCTAGAACCATTAACAGAATCCAAAAATCTATGATTGCCGAATTAAATAAAATTGCAATCATTCATTTATTCTTATTAGGATTTGAAGATGAATTAACAAATTTTACATTAGGACTAACTAACCCTTCTAAACAATCTGATTTATTAGGTATTGAAGTTTGGAAAGAAAAAATAACTCTTTATAAAGATGCTGTTGCTGAAATTGCAAACTCGGTAGCACCTGTGTCTGCATCATGGGCTAAAAAACACATTTTAGGGTTTTCTGATGAGGAAATAAAATTAGATATACAACAACAAAGAGTCGAAAGAGCAGTTGCTGCCGAGTTAGGAAAAACTGCAGAAGTAATT